ACTTCAGTCATCACATTTTCTCCCTAGTGATAAAACAAAACGTCTCCAAGTCTGTTTCGATTTTACCCTGCCCGCCGTCCATTACGGCTGACAATGGCATTACACAGCGATTTTGCTTGCGATCATATTTGTAGATCAGGCAGGGTATTTTGCCCTCGCGCTCCGCTGCAACTTCAACCTGCGCCCACCACGATGGCGACCCGCCGATTGGCCCATCCTTGTACCGCTTCAACTCAAGCGTGAACGGGAAGTCTGGATCGTCGGCAATCAGGTCAGCGTGAGCGCCTGCCCGATATTGCTCAAGGTCGCGCTTGAAGCTGATGCCCAACTCATCAAAGAGCATCTTGGCAATTTCTCGCTCATAGCTTGCGCCTTTGTTGCGGCCATTGACCATCAGTCAGCAGGCGGCTGCTGAACTTCAACGCCCAACTCAGCGGCTTTAGCCACCGCCGAAGAGCGCACAAAGGCTGCGAAAGACAAGCCCGTCTTGCGAGATGCCAGCGCCAGCGCTTGCTGCTGTGCCGTGGTAAATCCGATTGTTTGTTTGTGATCCATGTCACCCTCCATTTGATACTCAACTTTCTTAGCGTGTAATTAATACTGGCACAACCCCAAATAAGTGCTTGCACATACCTTTTCAGTATGTCATACAATATGAGTAACTAGGAAACGGGAGATACGGACATGACAAATCTTACAGAGACACAAATACTAGACATTGTTAAAAACAAAAAAATCAGCAAATGCAGCGCAGATCACAAAGCGCAAGTAATGGCGTTTATGTTTGGCGAAGAATACATTGTGTCCAGCGATAAAGGCGCAAAGCGCAAATATAGCGTTAAATCTTAATTAATTGGGAGATACTGACATGTATGAACACATTATGACCTTTGAGGAAACTAAGGCTGAAAGCATTCGCGAAATGACTGTGCGGCTCCCACAAGTTGCCGCTATTCAACGCGCCCTCACCAACTACCTTGCTGAGCTTAAAGCTGAAGGCATTGCATTGCGTAGCATGGACGAAATAAGGGCAATTGCAAATGAACAATAAATTTGAAATCACAGGCGAAATCGTTTTTATCATAGCACTATTTGCAGTGCCATTGTTGGCAAAGGGAGCAATGTAAAATGGAACACTGGATTGATTGCCCAGAATGCGACGGCAATGGCACCGTTGAGCGTGAAATCTTTATTTCACAATCTATGAATAACCCCTACGGCTTTCCCGACACTGAAAGCGAAGAATGCAGAAATTGCGCGGGCGTTGGCAAGATTGAACCGCTGGAGGAAGACGAATGAAAATCGCCGTCTGGTTTTCTTGCGGGGCCGCAAGCGCGGCGGCTCTCAAGCTAACCGTTGATAAATATGGCGTTGATAATGTCTACGCCGTCAACAACCCCGTGATTGAAGAGCATCACGACAACAAGCGCTTTGCCGAAGATGTGGCAAATTGGGTTGGCATTGATATCCAATATGCAATCAACTCAAAGTATCCTCTGGCTTCGGTGGTTGACGTGTTTGACCGCCGCAAAGGTATGGCGTTTCCTCACGGCGCACCATGCACGGTTGAGCTGAAGAAACGCGCTCGCCAAGAGTGGGAGAAAAGTAACCCTGTTGATTGGCATGTGCTTGGCTTTACGGTTGATGAGCGTAACAGACATGACCGCTTTGTAATGACTGAGCGCGATAATGTGCTGCCGATTTTGATTGACGCAAACATGACCAAAAATGATTGCGCCGACATGATCCGTGCCGCTGGCATAAACCTTCCAGAGATTTACGGGCGAGGCTTTCCAAACGCTAACTGCATTGGTTGCGTCAAGGCCACCAGCCCAACGTATTGGAATTTGGTTCGCCAAGAATTTCCCGAAGTGTTTGACCAACGCGCAGAGCAATCTCGCAGGCTTGGCGCAAAGCTAGTTAGGGTAAAAAACGAGCGTATATTTCTTGATGAACTTGACCCAAAGGTGAAGGGTCGCCCACTTAAAACCATGCCCGATTGCGGCTTATTTTGCGAGGAAGACGAATGAGCAAGACTTCAGACGCCACAATAGATCATCTTATCAAGTGCGCTGAGATGAATATGTGCCAAGCCGAAATTGCAGATTTGTTGCATATTTCCAATTCAACGGTTCACCGCATCGCAAAGAAATTAGGTATAACTTTAGCCAGAAAGGTCAGGCATGGAAAAAATAATGAAGTATATCCAAAGGCTGGAGAGGGTGAATTTGATAATGCTGAACGAGCCGAACACATTGAAGAGGCCAAATTTGCAGCAGAGGCTACAGGAGCAGAGCGCGCTGCTAGAGAGGCTGAAATCCGCTTTAAACGATCTCCCGAAGGCAGACTAAAGACGAGCCTTCAGGGCGTCACCGACAAGCACTTGCGCTACGAGATAACTTACGGCCATTGCTTGCTGGAATTTGAGCGGCTGCAATACAAGTTAAAAAATCGTGGGCCATTGCCGTCAAGGGAGCCACGGCAAAGCACAATGCACAAGGGCGCGCTTGAGGAAGCTCAGAAGCGCAAGGCGCATGGCATAGCGCAAGGTGAGAAACTTATCGGCATGCTGGGTTATGACCAGCGCGTGACCGTCTCAGACGCCGCTGAGTTACTTGGGGATAGCATCCCACGCACAGCCAGCTATTTGAAGAAATTGGTTTTAGCTGAGAAAATACACCGAGTGCGCGATTTGGTTGTTATTGAAGGCCAGCCCAAAAAGCAATGGCGGTGGGTGTTCTGCAAGCAGCCTATCGAGGCATTCCATTCACCCTTTGAGGATGAACGATGAAATATGGTTCAGTTTGCTCTGGTGTTGAGGCGGCAACCGCCGCTTGGCATCCGCTTGGTTGGACGCCGCAATGGTTCAGCGAAATAGAAAAATTCCCAAGCGCCGTGCTAGCGCATCATTATCCAGATGTCCCCAACTTAGGCGACATGACAAAATTTAAGGAGTGGCCCATTGACAGATCAATTGACCTTTTGGTCGGAGGAACCCCCTGCCAAAGTTTTTCCGTCGCAGGACTTCGCAAGGGACTTGATGACCCAAGGGGAAATCTCATGCTCACCTATCTTGCCATCGCTGCACAATATCAGCCCAAGTGGCTGGTTTGGGAGAACGTCCCCGGCGTCTTGTCTAGCCAACGAGGACGGGATTTTGGAACCTTCCTCGGGGCGCTGGGCCAGCTCGGGTATGGGTTCGCCTACAGAGTGCTTGACGCTCAGTATTTCGGAGTGGCCCAGCGCCGCAAGCGTGTGTTCGTTGTCGGATACCTTGGAGACTGGCGACGTGCCGCAGCGGTTTTATTTGAGCGCGAAAGCATGTCAGGGCATTCTGCGCCGAGCCGAGAAGCGGGGCAAAAAGCTGCCCCCACAGTTACACAAGGCGCTCCATTCAGTCGCACAGGCAACGAGCGAGTAGAGACGGAGGCCATTGTCGCTCAGTGCCTTACAACGCGCACGGGCAGCATGTATGATCCGTTTATAAAGACTTTGCCTGTCACCACTGGTTCGCTTTGCGCCAGAACAGGCCAATCTATTAGCGTGCAAGATGCGGCGCAGTCACACTTACTGCCAATAGCCTTCGGCGCACAGAACAGCGCCAACCAAGGCGACAGCGTGTCAACGGAAGTCACGCCAACGCTGGATAAGAGCAAGACGCCAGCGGTGGCGATAGGATGGAGTGAAGAGCTAAACGCGCTTAAAGACCTCCAGCCCACAATTCAGCGAGGTGGGGCTGGAGGACGGCACGAAGGCGTTATGGTTCCATCGTCCGCCGTCCGTCGCCTAACACCAGTAGAATGTGAACGCCTGCAAGGTTTCCCCGACAACTTCACGCAAATACCGTGGCGCAACAAGGCCGCTGAAGATTGCCCAGATGGCCCTCGATACAAGGCTATGGGCAACTCAATGGCTGTCCCGGTTATGCGATGGATCGGCGAGAGGATTGACGCCGTGGAAGGGATTGACCAATGTCCTACTGGGCGGCACTAATCCTGACCTACACCGTAAACATTGGCGTGACCTCTTATGAGGCCACGTCAACTGTGTACTTCAAAGACATGCAAACATGCTCAGTGGCCATTGATGCGATCTATCCCGTCATCCATGCGCAATCCAGAGACAGCATGGCGCAATGTGAGCGCACTGACATGCCGTCAAGCAGCATCCGGCCATTGGCGAGGAAGTGATCGTGTGGGTGGCCGTTGATATGCATGTCGTTTGGCGCAGTCTGGTAGCAACGTAACCAATCAAAACAACCGCCATTCCCGTGGCTAAGCGTATTTTTATTAGATGAAACCACCCACACACACTTCTAACCATTGCCAGCGATGGCCACCAGCTCAAATCAATCTAACGACGATAAAACTTTGTGCATGGTGGCGAGGCTAAATAAATAAAAGATACCGGGAGCGCACTTAGATGTATTTTAGAGAGGCAAGTAATACTGCGATATTACTTAGCAAATCCAAATCAATCGAACGAAGATAAAACTTTGTGCATGGTGTCTTGGTAAAACAGATCAGCGCCCAAGTGCGTTGTGCTTGGCCTGATTATCGGGTCATCTCCCCGGCAAAAGAAAATCTTATCTAGGTCAAGCGCCACGAATGCATAAACGTCAGACCGCCGCCGAGCGGTTCCCTGCTTTGTATAAAACGGGTATCTTATATATTTGCGCTTTGATGCCGTCTTAACCTGCAAGGTCAGTATGTGTGTATCCATCTGTATATACCCGTCGTGGTCTTGCGATGGCGCAAGGGTGCAGAAATAACCAGCGAGGCTCAGTCGGCTTAGGGCGAGATATTCTCCCGCCCTTCCGACATTTGCGCTGGCCTCTTGATCCTGCAAGGTTAGCTAACCTAGCTAAGCCAGCCGTGGATTTTATTTGTTTGCTCAATCCTATCATCCAGCCCGTGATAGCCGCCGTTGACGCGCTTGGTGATGCTCTTAATCGTACTCTCGTTGACACCTTTGTCGGCAATATCAAACAGCTTGTTCTTGTTGAAGAACCACAGCGCAGTCTCAAATGCGTAGGTGCTGGCAACTAGGTCTGGATCGGTCATAACTTCGGGGATGCCCATGTCGGATGCAAAGCTCCGATAATTTGATTTCCCCGTTAGCTGTAAAAATCCGCGGCCGCAATATAATTT